CTGATTCCCAGTCAGCCATCATTTTAGAAGATGTCGTTCCCATTTGTCGACCCATCATTGCAATCTCAACTGTCATATCGGCAGCGACTTCAGCGGAGACCCCCATTGTTCTTGTAAAGAAATCCATTGATTTTGCAGAAGTAGCAGTATCAATTCCAATTTTTTTCAACCTCACTACTGTTGTTGCTAATGTTACATTGACTCCGTGCGCGGCAGGATCAAATTTAGAAAAATTTGTTGCTAAGGCGCCCATGGCTTCTCCAGCATCTTCTATCGATCCTCCCATTAATAGAGTATTGTCATAAATGTCTAGCAATTCCCCCCCAAATTGATATCCCATCCCGGTAGCAGACCCCAAGGCTCTTGACGCCCCAGACACAGCCGCCGTTAGCTCGGCGGCCCAGGCGATCAGTCCGGCCGCCGCGGCAATATGCTTCAGTTTGCCGAGTTTCTGCCCCAGAGCCTTGATCTCAATCGCGTTCTTTTTCCACATGTCGGAACCTTTCTTAGCGATGTCGACGAAGGAAGTGCCATCTTCCCCGAGTTTCTCCAGATAATTGGCTATTTGTGAATATTGCTCTATTTTCTTCTCGGATTGGCCAAGGAACCTTAAGCCCATTTTGAGACCTTTTTCCGCCAGCGAGACTATCCCCTCGCTGGAGGTGAGTTCATCTCCTTGGCTTCTTCGTATAACTCTACTAGCTTTTCCATCTCTGCGCGTTGTTCTTTGATCTTGTCAAGATCAATATCATGTGACTCACCGATGCTCTCCATTTGTTCAAATTGCAATCGGAGATTCTCGAGCATATCGCTCTCAACGTCAGCTTCCTCGATGGACATTTGTAATCTAACCTTCTGCAGTTCCAATTGTTCTTTGAGCTTGTTCATCTTGGCGGCGTCGAGGATCCCACTGGCTCGCTCCAATTCACGAAGTTCTTGTACCTGTTTTAATTGTTGAGCATAGGTTTCAGTAATTTTTTTCTGTACTTCTAAGCTCTCTATATCTTTTTCCATTTTTTCCGCGGCTGCTTTTGCTGCGTCAACTGCGTCTGTTGGAGATGGAGCTGCCATATCATAGTCCTCTTACTTTGTAAATAGTTTGAATAAAAAAATGCCCGAGTTTTCTCGGGCATCATCTTCTTGCTTTTTTCGCTGCATCGGCTTCTTTCTTATATTCTTGCAAGGTTCGATCAAGAAACCACTTTCTTAATCCAACCGGGAGGTTATATAATTCGAATAAAGACCAGCCGCCATAGTGCTTAAGAATGAAAAACGCCTCATATACGCTTTCCATGTATTCCTCGTTCAGGCCAAAAAAAGTCAGCGCCGAACGGCACCGTCATAACCTCCTCGTGTTCACAATGTTTACACACAAAATTATCTTGGATATTAATATCTGGAGAAATCAGGGTGAAACAATCTCTTAAGTATCTAGAGTCTGTGGCGACCATATTCTCGCAAACATAATTAACAGTTTTTTTATCCTTGTATCCATTGAAAGATAATACAAAACGTTTCATCTGCTTTGTTACAAGATTATCCATTGAATTTTTGCCCTTACTTTCTTTGATCATTTGCATTTCATCATGACCAATTAAAGGACGAAATTCTGCTTGTATTGCAGATATAGGAAGTTCTACCAAAAACGTACCCTGATCTGTTCTTTGAATTTCTGTGTCTTCGATGTCATCTCCATGATGAACTTTACTATTTGAAAGATCAAATTTAAATTTTGAAGTTTCTCCACAATTTGGGCAAGATACCTTTGTTTTGTATTCATCTCCATAAGCCGAAGCCCGAGCATAAATAAGGATCGCGTTTCTATCTCCAATATACAAAGATTTTGAATCAATTGATTTATTTTTGATTAAATTTTGGATAAGACGATCAATTGCAATTCCTTTCTTCAATAAAGATCGCGACGTAAGAGTGTCTTCGTCCCTAGCCGTCATGTAATTAATTTCAATTGAGTCTTGTCCGTATAATGGATGACCTTGTGGATATTTTCCTTTTGATGGAAGATCTACAAATTGTGATGGAGCAACAAAGTCCATCGGATTCGCCATTTGAGGGGCGTCTTCTGTTGGATTTGGTTTGTGACCGCCAACCATTCGGTCTTGATTATTTCTTCTCATTTACACCTCTAAAAAGATTATTCTTGTTCTATTTGTCTGCTTATAACGGGCGAGATACCAGTAGCAGCGTATTTAGGCTCTATAAATGGTGGACTTGAAAATTTGGCATAATCATATTCAATTTCCATAGTATATTCCACCAAATCATCGCTTTCATAAGCGAGATCACCCCAATTTATCGATTTAATAATTGGATTAACTATTTCCCATTGTTCTGTAATTAAAAGTTTACCTTCCTCATTGGGAACAGTATTAATTTGTTGTATAAAAACTGAACCTTGAAAAGATAAATCCATCATTGATGCTTTTGTTGGAGTTGTTAGTCCTGAATTATCAGGAGTTTTATAATTTGAACCCCCAAGCATATCTGATAACAGAGTAGCAGTATCCATATGTCGAACACCACCCTGACCACCGGCTAAAAGATCTTCACTTCCATCAGCCATCAAATACTCTCCAGCGCCATCAATAAAAGTTAATGTTATTGGGTTCCACTTAACAAGTCCCGGATATTTATAATAATGATTTATCATCCTGAATTCCTTAACATCAATGGCAACAGAAGGCTTTGTTACAGTTTTGATTGTAGGTATCAAATAACTCCCAATAACTAATACAAATCTAGATTTAGTCTTTGGATGAAGTGCAAATTTATCTGTTGAAGTCCACCAAGCCATTTATTATCCTTAAACCGGGGCTGCAGGGGCGGGATCTACGCCGTAGAATTTCCTATCATCTTTGGGTTCAGTACCACCTTCTATTCTCGCAAGGTCGGCTACGTCAGGCACGTTGTTGGGGTCGAAGGACAGCTCGGCCCAGTCATAACGCAGCTCAAGATCAATCTGAATCAGATCGTCACCAGAATAATCTAAATCACCAAATTTAACTGATTTTATAAAAGCATTTTTAAGTGACCAGTTTTCAATTGATTTACCTTCAGCATCAACCTGTATAATTGATACGGCGCCCAGAGATGTTGTGGCTTTACCTTTTGACATTGTTTCTAATGTACTAGCATCGCCAGGGATTGTATAGCCGGCGGCTCTTATTAGAGCGCTGATTTGAGCAGTAGCATTTGGAGAGACAGGGTCTACCAATGCCAAGGTAACCGGATCCCACTCAACCCTTCCCGGAAAATAAAATTTATGATTCAAATAAGTATGATCCGATTCTGTTACAGTATAGCTTGGTTTATTAACCGTTTTAGCCCACCATATTACGCCATCGCCGGCATTGTCGAGTCCGCCAAAGATAACTTTAAATCTAAATTGTCTTTTAGGGTCTCTCGTGCCGCTGTCTAATTCTGTGCTCCAAAACGCCATTTTAATTTATCTCCTGTTTGTTATAATTAGTGGCCTAAACAAAATCCGCCCCTGTTTTTGTGATGATAAAGTCAACAACGATATATTCAATAGCTCGGCCAGGCTTAATGAAGATCTTTGCATACATAATATTACGGTCTATAAGATCCGGTGTTGTAGTTGTTTCATCTAAAACAATTTTATAATCAGTTAAACCAAATCTAGCACGAATATCTGAAAGAACTGGATCAACCTGAGACTTAAACCTTAGCCAAGTTGATTCAACGTTGTTGTCAAACAATAAGTTACGAGAAATCGCAGAAACTTTAGATTTCAACAATAATACCAAGCGCCGGACGTTAATTCGATCTAGTGCCGATTGGCCAGACTGCAAGGTTTTCTGCCCGAAGATTACAACCCCTTCTGCCGGGAATGTTGCAATTGGATTGATGTTGACTTCATACAATTTGTCTCTGTCTCGAGAATCTAGCCTCTGTCTTGCTTGAATAACGGCTGGACCGCGTGATCCTCCGAGATTTCCAAGCCCACCACGATTAAACCCAGCCGGCGCAAACCAAACGTCTGCTTGCGCTTGTGATTTACCAAGAGCTCCGAGAGCAGCAACCGATGCTGGTACCCAAACATATTGGCCGCCACTGATATTGTCCGAAATTTGAACCCATGGATAGAAAGCACAAGCAAAAGAAGAATTAAGATTTCTTGCCTTAGTATTTGCGACTACACTTGTTACTGACCCAAGTCGGTTAGCAGCAGTATCCTTAGATTCTGCCCTAGGGATATAATCACCTTGTAAATCAACAATGGCGAGAACATCTTTTCTGCTATCTGCTGTTGTAATAATCTTATTGGCTATTAATGGCTCAAAAATTCCAGGCATTACCAATAAATTTGCTGCAACAATTTCTGGATCTTTTACAGAATCAAGGGCTCTATTAAGAGTATATTGTACATAATTGGTTGTTTCAGCAAGAGTAGCTCCAATTAAACCATTTCTGATTGGTTCTCTTTCGGTAATCTCAAATCCATCAGTTCCACCCCACATTGGCATTAAAAATTGACGAACATTAAGATCCAATAGTTCTCCAAATGACCCAGAATAATATTGTTCAGTATTATTGGGCGAGGTAAATGAAGTGCTTGTTCCGGCCTCGGTATTAGACCAAGAGCCAGAAGTATATGTAACAACATTTGTGTTT